TGTCCCTGGGGTGTCGAAATCATTTCGCGATAGGGGGGGCTATCCTGCCGTCCGGCAGCACCGCATATCGTAACCCCGCCGCCTTTTTGTGCTCAGCTGCATGGCAGTCCTGGCACACCAGCCGCAGGTTGCCCCACGCCAGCGCCACCGTCGGATCGCCGATGTTCTCCGGCGTCAACGGCGTCACATGGTGCACCACCTTCCCCGGCACGATCAGCCCCTTCGCCAGGCAATCCTCGCATAGCCACCCGACGCTGGCCGCATACGCTTCCCGCGTCTCCAGCCAGGCCCGGCTCTTGTAAAACGCCCGCGCCCACTCCTGCACGGTCTCGCCTCCCCTGCTGCGCCCACGCCGGGACGCTATCACCATACGCCCAAAATCCGCGCCCATTCGGTACGGAACGGGCAAAATCCGCAAAATCCCGCGAAAACCTCACCACCGCGCCGACAAATAGCTCTGCACGCACAGCAGGAAGTCCGCATTCCACCGCTGCGCCGTCTCCTCGCTGACCCCCAGCTCCACGCCGGCGCCGTAGATCGTATGCGTCGCCCGCCAGTACACCAGCTCCACCAGCCGCCGGCGCTTGGCCGCCGTACGGTGCAGCCGCAGCATCCGCAGCGCGTGCTCCACGGCGTCGTGGGCCGTCTGCTCGTCCGGAGGCAGCTGCCGCAGGGCCGCGTCCTCGGTGGCCCGCCCGGCCTCCCCGCCGCCCGGCATCCCGCTCAGCCTGGGCGTCACGCTCATGCGCTGGAGATCCTGCAGCTCCGCGTGCAGCCGTGGATATGCCCGGACCACCCTCCGCGCCTTGTCCTGCCAGGTCTTGCCCTTGCTCATGTCGAATCCTCCCCCAGGTCCCCGCTGAGATATCGCGGCACCGGCGGCCGCCCGTGCCAGCACTCCGGCGCCGCCATCTCCATCCGGACGTAAAGGCCTCGGTTCACCTGGTTCCGCCAGGCCTCGGCCTCCACCAGGGTCATGGCCGGGATCACCGCCTCCGCGCTGCGCCGGTCGATCTCCTCGGCCAGCGCCATGACGTCCCCCACGGTGACGGCCCCGTCCCTCACCTCCGGCTCCGGCCGCTTCAGATTGCGGCTGCAGCTCCAGCTTCGCTTGCCCGCCTCCTCCGGCTTCCGCTTTCGGCCCTGCTTGCTGAGATACCCCGCCAGCCCGCTGACGCCGTTCTCGTCCATCCGGAGCCGCCGGGCGTTTGCGTACCCGTGGCCCCAAAGCGCCTCCAGCTCGTCCCGGGTGAGCGGCCCCTGATTGAGGACCATGTGGAAATGCACCCGGCCGCTCTTCTTTCCCTGCTCCCGGGTGTAAATAAACCGCAGCTCCTCCCCGGCCTTCCGCCAGAGCTTCCGCAGCTCCCGCAGGAACTTCCGCAGATCGGCCGCGGCTCCCTCGACGGATTCCGGGCTGGCATAGGTCAGATCGATCTCCAGGTCTCCCTCGGTAAAATTCAGCCGCAGCAGCCTGGCCAGCTTCATCTGGGACGCCTTCTGATTCAAGCGCCGCTGGCACGCCTTCGTCGGGCGGCACCGGCTCCGCCGCTTCCCCGGCGGCTGAAAGACCGGATACAGCTCCACCTCGGCGAACTGCCCGCAGCGCCAGATCCGCTGCCGCACAAAGAACCGCCCCTGGTATGCCATGCCCCGGCCGCCTCCCGTCCATAAGATAAGATTGCTTACAAGCCCGAAATCGCGCGCCCGCGCACGCGATTATATATGTATTGCCCCGCTCAGAAGAGCTTGATCTGATCCGGGTCCTCGGTCTCCATCCCCAGCAGGGCCTTCTCCCGCTCACTCAGTTCCCAAACCTCTTCGCGATCAGCGGCAGCGGCAGCGGCGGCAGCGGCGGCAGCGGCAGCGGCGGGTCTTAGTAAATACCCGCCGCCGAAAATCGACTTGCGGGCCTCCCGCTGGGCGTCCAGGGCGCCCACATAGATGCACTCCTCCGGCATTACGGTGAAGTCCACTCCATACTTCGCCCATTTCTGGCACAGCGCCGCCGTGATCACTTCCGGCGGATAGCAGTATTTCGGCACCGTCTTCACCATGGCGGCCTGCACAACCTTGTTGGCCGCTTCCACGGCGCGGTACAGATCCGGCGCACAGCGTACCTGCGCCGTGTCCAGGTTGGTGATAAAGCTGGTGGCGACGTTGGCCCCGTTGGCATAAGTGATGCTGACGCCACATGGTAGATAGCACACCCGCTGCTCCGTGGCCGTGAACAGCGTCAGCGCCGGGGCGAAGATGAAGAAGCGCACCCCCGCCGCGCAGTAAAAGCGGATGATCTGAGCGACGATGGAGAATGGCGGATTGTCCACCACCACGGCCTCCGGGCCATACTCCATCGCCTGATAGTCCCCGCCCGGCCAGAACGGACGCACGAAGTTCTCCCGCCGCAGCCCGTACTCCTGCGCTGCCCACGCCGCCACAGCCTCATAGACCGGCTCCGGCGTGTAACAGTCGTCCGTCGTCAGCTTCGGCTTAAACTTCTCCTCAAAGGCGGCGTAGTTCTCCGCCTCTACTTTGTAAAGCGCTGTCTGTCCGTCCATGCTTTCCTCCGTCCTCTGGCTCTTTCAAGCCCCGGTCCTGCCGATGCTTGAAACAGCCCCCGGCGGTGATCAGCCGCCGGGCCGCTGCGTCACTTCTTCTTTTTCTTCTCCCTGGGCCAATGCGTCCGGATGGCCTCCCGCAGCTCCTCCGCCGTGGCCCGGCTGACGAATTGCCCGTAGCTCAATCCCCGCCCCCTGGCCGCGATGTTGATGGCGATGATCGCCCGCTCCGATTCGCTCATAGCCCCTCCGGCTTTTTGCAGCCCACGGTCTCCAGCTTCTTCCAGTTCGCCGGCCGCCCCTCGGTCATCCAGCCGTTGACGGTGGGCAGGGAAAGGCCCAGCGCCAGCGCCAGCTTTCGATTTGTGTATCCCGTTTCCTGTTTGAATGCCTGCAGCGCCGCCCGCTGACGCCCGCCCAGCTCGTTTTTCATCCTGGCGTAATAGCGTCGGTGCTGCTCCCGGTTCGCCTGGGCGGCCGCCTCCGGCGGCAGCGGCGCCCGCGCCGTGACCACCACCTCGCTCTTCTCCGGCGGCCGCAGGAAGCTCCGCTGATCGATGCTGATGATTTTTTCCCCCGCCGTTCGCCGGACGCAGTCCTTCCCCGCCGGGCATCCTCGCCGTTCCCGCGTGATCAGGAAAAAGTCGCAGGTCTCATAGCTTCCCGCGTGGCTGAAATAGGCGCACTTCACACAGCTTTTATCGCAGATGCTCACGCCGTCTTCTCCTCCTTTTTCCTCCGCTTCGCCGCTTCCCGCGCCCGGTCCTTGGCCCGGCACCTCTGGCCGATCTGTCCCGGCAGCGTGTAATGCTCCGGGCAGATCCGGCAGCAGTACATGCACCATTGCCGCCCGCCCCGCTCCGGGCACGGCCCTACGACGCTGTCGTAATATTCCCGCCCGCAGACGGAGCATTTCCGCCGGTAGCTGGGCTTGTCCTGGATTTCCCTGTGCTTCTCCGCCTCGGTCTTATTCACCGGCATCGTCTTCATCCTCCGGGATGTCCTCCGCCGGCGTCACCGGCTTCGGCGCGCTTACCCCAAGCCGCAGCAGCTCCCGGAACGTCTCATCCTGCACCATGGCAGGCATCACGACCCCGGCCAGGAACATCCCGTCGCAGACGGCGACCACGGTCACGTCGTCGCTTTCCCGGAGGATCAGCTGCGTTTCCTTCGTCCAGCACGGCGCCAGCAGCTCCGCCCGCAGCCAGATCACCCGGCTCCCGGCGGTCAGGGCCATAAGCTCCTCTCCGTCCACGCGGAGGCGGACGCTGCTCTCCTGCAGCTGCGCTTCCCCGTCCCGCAGATCGTAGCTGACGGCCGCAAGCAGCATTGGCATCGCCCGTTCCGCGATTTTCATCTTCTCGACCACGTTGGGGGAGAAATCAAACAGCGTGCTCAGGTTGACTTCGCTGAGCTGCGGCAGGCCGCTCACCGGCCACATGGCCGCCCCGTTGCTGATCCACTGGCGGCTGATTTCTCCGCCCTCCGTCAGCTCGTCGAAGAGACAGCATACTCCCCGCGCCTTGCACAGCGCCCCGATCTTCTTTACCTTCACTTTTTCTTCTCCTCCGGCACGATCTCCATCAAAATTTCCGCCAGGGCGGTCAAGGCCTCCTGAATGATGTCGTGGGAGAGGTCGTCTGCGTCCGCATCATTCGCGCCCTCGATGTACCCCAGCAGCCGCCAGGCGTCGCTCCACTGCTTCCTATTCATCGGTCCACCCCCACGACTTCACCTGCGCCCGGATGGCGGCCCGCATTTTCTCCTTCGTCTCCTCGTCCAGGGCGGTGAAGGCCTCCGACATCTGCTGGTGGGCCTGCTGCCACGCCATAAAGCGGAGCTTGAAAACCACCGTCGCCTGATTGCTCATGGCCAGTTCCTTCTTGAGCTTCTCCGTCTCGGCCCGGAGCTTGTCCGCCTCGGCCTTGTCCTCCGCACCGGCGGCGCTGATCTTGGCCTCCGCCTCCTTCAGCTTGGCCTCCAGCTTCTCCCGCTCGGCCCTGGCCTGTTCTTTGGCCTTTTTGATTTTCTGCTCCGCCTCGGCCTTCGCCGCTACGGCAGCCTGTTCCGCCTCCGCCTGGGCCTTCTGCGCGCTGGCGGCGGCCCGCCGCTCGATCTCTGCTTCGTCCCTGGCCTCCTTCGCCAGCTCCGCGGCCATGGCCTCCGCCTTTCGCCGTACTTCCTCCGGGTCCGGCTCCTGCACGGCCACGTCGATGGGCCGGCTCTCCAGCTCCGTGATCTTCGCCTCCAGCGTCCGGATGGTGTCCCGGTCCTCGGCCTGCTGTTCCTTTGTGGATTTCTTCAGCGCTGCCAGGGCTTCCTGTGCTTCGTCCCTCTGCACTTCGGCATCGGAGATCGCCAGCTGGGACCCCTCCAGCTCCTGCTCCAGGGCCGCCGCCTTCTTCCGCGCTTCGTCCCGCTCCCGGATGGCTTCTGCCAGCTCCCGGCTGGAAATATGCTCCGCGTCCACCTCTGCGGCGAACTCTTCCCGCTCCTCCTTGGGCACCGCCAGCAGCGCCAGGGCCTTGGTATAGCTAAGATTCCCAAGCGCTTGGGATTCTGCGACAGGGCCGAAAAGGCTCTGCTGTGCGGCCCCGTATTCGGCGAATATCCGCATGAAATTCTGCGCCGTCGACTGGCTGTAATTCAGCTGATCCCGGATGTAAGCGCCCCACTCGCCGTAGGGCACCAGGGCCTTGGCCTCCTCCAGCCGCCGCCCGATCTCGATGGCGTGCCCCAGCACAAGCCGCTTTGCCTGGTTGTCCAGGTAACGGATCTCCTCTGTCACCACAGCCAGCGTCCGGGCGGGCTTCCCCGCCTCCGCCGCCATGATCTCCTCATTCATGCCGCATCCTCCTTTTTGTGTTCGTTCACGGTCCCCGGCAGCGCCGGCTCCCCGTTTTTGTCCCGCTTCGCCCCGGCCCGCACCCAGGCGATCCAGGCGTCCTCAAAGGCCTGCACCTCCGGCGTCCGGTCGCAGTTCCGCATCCCCCGGTTCTGGATGACGGTCCGCAGGTCCTTCCCCAGGTCGAGGGTGTACCAGCTCATGTCCGGCTCCTCCGCCCGCCGGACGAAGAAGATGAAGGTCTCGCCCTTGGCTACCCGCTCGGCGTAGCTTCCCACGCAGTGCCGCAGGCATTTCCCCTCCGCCTCCAGCTCCGCCGTGTCCCGGGCTGGCCGGATGGTGATCCCGTTCAGGGTGATGGCGAAACGCTCCAGCTTCCGGGCCTGGGCCTCGATCATCGCGTCCTGCTTGGCGTTGGCTTCCTTCTTCCTCCGGGCCGCCGCCCGGTCGTGCTCCCGCTTCAGCCGTTCCGGCCACTCGTCGTCGCTCGGGCGAATGCTTCGCATCGCCGCTTTGGCGGCAATGCTCGATGATTCCCCCGGCTCCTCCTCTCCAAACCGAACCCGCTCGTGCTGGGCTTCGGTTTGGTTTTGGGTTTCCCCCGCCGCAGCGGCCTCCGCCCGGATCATGTCCCAGTAGTCCGTCAGCATGATCTCGTCGGCGTCGTCCTCGGGCCACCGGCGCTTTTGTCCGGCCAGATACCGGGCCGCCTTCGCCGGGCTGATCTCCGTCGCCGTGATCCTCTCCGGGTGCTTCATGCCCTCCAGGGCCGCCGCGTCCTCCAGCGTCCAGTGCTTGCCCGCCGCCCGGCCCTCCAGCCACAGCCGCCAGGTATTCCCGCCCAGGTTCTTCTCCCGCTGCAGCCCGATGGCCGCCCTCAGCTCGTCCCGGCCCCGCATCCGCAGGATCTCCCAGGGCCTCCGGCCCTTCCAGTCCAGCGCCTTCAGCTGAGGAAACGCAGTGTTATACACGGTCCTCGCAGTGTAGTAGTTCGTCGCCCGCGTGTTCAGCTTCTCCTGCCCGATCAGGTTCCCCACGATGCCCCCGGCGCCGCAGGTCAGCAGGCTTTCCGCCTTCCCGCCCCGCTTCTGCCAGAGCCGCACCCACGCCGCCGGAAAATTCTTTTTCCCTTCCTCCAGGTAGATCTCCAGCTTTGCGTTTTCGCAGGTGGTGCCCTCCGTGGCCTTCCCGATCCCCTCCGGGCATACGATCTCCGTGATGTCCTGCATCATGTCCTGGAGGCTGCGGCACTGATGCGGCTCGTCCAGCCAGTAGGCGCCGCCAAATCCGCCCCCATGGAAAGTGATCCGCCGGAGGGCTTTTTCCTCCGCCACCATGACCTCATAGGGATGAAAGCGGAAGTGCCGCGCCCCCGCTCCGTCGAAGTATTTGACCACCTGCCAGCACACCAGCGCCAGCCGGTCCTTTTCCCCCTCGACCTGAATGCGGTGCAGCGTCATGGGGAAGGCGGTCTCCTTGGCGTATCCCGACCCGCTCCGCAGGTGCCGCGCTTTGACCTCCGCGCCGCACTCCGGGCAGCGGCAGCTCTGCCAGTCCGTGACCTCTTTGGGCTTGCCCTCCTCCCAGAGCCGGATGCCCCCGGCCCCGCCGTATCGGCACATTCCGCCGCTGATCCAGTCCGTCCAGAAATTTTCCCCGCAGGCGGTGCAGCGGCACCGGGCCGCCTTGCTGCGGATCTCCGTCATGGGGTCCGTCAGCCAGTCGCATTTGAAAAGCAGGGCGTTTTCCTTCCAGGTCCGCTTCTCCGCCCATTCCCGGAGCCAGTCCGGCGCGATCCTGGGCATATCCCCGGCGTAGTTCCGCACCCGCTCAGAAGAAGTCCGCAAGGTCGATCACCGCCTTCCCCGCGTCCCCCGTCCCGGCTCCCTCCGGGAGGGAGCTGTCAGCGGAGCTGACTGAGGGAGCCTGCGCCCCCGCCGCAGCGGGCAAACCGAAATACTCCCGCAGGATCTCCTCCGCCTCTCCCGGCGTCACGCAAGCGAAATTCCCGGTCCGGTGCTTGTCGGCGAACGCATTGATCTTCTTCTCCGCCGCCGTCAGGCTCATGCCCCCGGCGGTCAGATCCTGGGCGATCAGCTCGGCGATCCCCGGCTCCCGCCGGATCATGTCCTTCAGCTGCTCCCCCACCATCCACGGCGCGGACCTGGCCTTCACCTTGGCCTGCTGCGCCTCGATGGCTCTGATGGCCTTTTCCATGTTTTCGTCTCCCTTCAAATTATCGCCTTTTCGGCTGGTGCCGTGGGCCGGACTTCAACCGGCATCTGCGCCGCGCGTCGCTGCTCTGTCATTGAGCTACCCCGGCATATCCGGCTCAGGGGACTTGCACCCCGGCACGGGCCTCCCAACTTCGGCCCGCGTGCGGCTTACCGGCTTGTCCGCATATAGAAAGGAGGCGTACCCCATGGCCTCCGGGCCTCCTGCGGCCCTTCGGGCCTTATCGCCTCCCCGCCTTCCCCTGGGGGAAGGTGCCCCGAAGGGGCGGATGAGGGGTCCCCCGTCCCCCGCTCATGCTCAGCTGCTCATCCTCCTCCACTGTCGCCCCCAGGCAGCGCACCCTGGCCAGGCCGATCTCCAGCAGGTTCCTCTCCAGCTCTGTGGCGACGATCTCCTTGCAGCCCTGGGCGTCCCCCTCCATGAGGATCTCCATGATGATCCGCGTCCTCATGGCCAATACCTCGTTTCCACCGTCCGCTCCCAGCTGTTCCGGAAGGTCTGATGCTTCCCGTCGCCGCTGCACCAGCACATATCCGCCGGGATCTCCCGCTCCCCGTTGTGCCACAGGATCAGGATCTCGCGGGCCATGTCCCAGAAAGGCTCCTCTGGGAAGCTAGGGCTGTAGCCCTGGAACTGATTCGGCGCGGCCACAACGGCCTCGATGCTGTCCGGAAAGCGGCTGTCGTCCACCCGGTTAAGGATGCACCAGGCCTGCGCCCGCTGCTCGGCCTCGCAGCAGCCCCGCGTCTCTCCCCAGATGGTCCTGGAGATCATGGCCACGTCCGCCGCCTCCGGCTCCCACTCTGCCTTCCCCTGGGGGAAGGTGTCAGCGGAGCTGACGGATGAGGGGACCCCGCCGCCCAGCGGCGCCAGCTGGCATAGGATCGCCAGCGTGGCCAGCAGCTTTACGATCACCGGCGGCATCATGGCCCGTCCTCCGTTCCGATGATCTCGCAGTTGAATGGGTCCTGCCGCTCCTTCGGGCAGACGCCGCACATATCGCAGCATTTGAAGGCCAGCCGGTGCAGGAGGATTTCCGCCTCCCCGGCGGTTGCCCGGATGGCCTCCACCGCTTCCCGCGTGATAGGTGCCAGCCCCCAGGTGTTGTATTTCGGCTCCATGGCGTGGATGCCGTCCAGCCGCTTGATCAGCTCGCTCCCGCTCACAGTCTGATCCACCCCGCCTTCCACAGGGCCGCGATCCCGGCGGCCTCCAGGCCGAAGGCCCAGGCAGCGCCGGCGCCGAAGCGGATGCTCCCGGCGTCCATGCCGCCCACCACGCCCAGCACGGCCAGCAGGCAGATCGCCCCGACGGCGGCGCAGATGCGTCTTTTCGTTTTGGTCCTCATTCCGTTTCCTCCCCCATAAATCTCAGAAACGCCTTGCGCGGGATCAGCGTCCGATTGCCGATCACCACCACGTTGAAGCCCAGGCTCTCCGGGAAGTCCCGCGCCTGGAGGCGTATGGTATGGGCGTCGCAGCCCAGGATCTTGTTGATATCCGTGGGGATCAGCATATCCTTGTCCGACGCCCGGATTTCCGCCATCGTCATGCCGCGCCTCCTTCCTCGTCTTCGCCCTCCCGGGCCTTGGTCTCTGCGGCTGCGGTCTTGCTGCACTCCACGGCCAGGGCCGCGCCCTGGGCCATCAGTACGAATTTGTCCTGCAGCTCCTCCGGCATTTCCGCCAGGTGCTTCAGCAGGACCTGCTCCTTGTTGCTCACTGTATCACCTCCATTTCGTGCCATTGGCATTATACTATTATGCCAATGGCATTTTGTCAAGCATTTTTCTTGACAATGGCACAAGTATTTTGCTATTATGGCAAAGCAAACGAAAGGAGGCACCAGCTATGCAGAATAGATTAAAAGAAGTCCGGACGACCCTCGACCTGAATCAGGCCGAATTTGGCAGGCGTCTCGGCGTATCATCCGGCGCCATTTCTCGCTGGGAAAGCGGCGAGCGCTCGATCCCCGATTCCGCCATCCTCCTGATCTGCCGGGACTTCGGCGTCTCGGAGACCTGGCTGCGGACCGGCTCCGGCGAGATGTTCCGGCCCCGTTCCCGGCAGGCGGAGCTGGGCGCCCTGATCCGCTCCCGCCTGGTGGACCGTCCGGAGAGCTTCCAGACGGCCCTGATCACCACCCTGCTCCGCTTCGATCCCGACGGCCCCGAATGGGCCGCCCTGGAGCGCATCATGTCCTCCCTGGAGGAAGAAATGCAGAAAGACCGGGAGCCGTAACGGCCCCCGGTCCTCTTTTTTCCGAAAGAATCCCAAGCGCTTGGGATTCTGCCCGCTCACCCCAGCAGGATGTAAAATACCAACTCCAGCACCTCCGGCGCTGCCGTCCGCAGCAGCCGGAGGATCTCTTTTATCAGCCCTTCCCGGTTTTTCACTCTTGACCCCTCCCCAGCCTGCCTTTATAATTGTCCTGTGTTTCGTCCTGTGTTCTCTTGTTGCGCTGAGTATTTTTGACGCCGATATCTTACTTTATGAGTGGGGTAAAAAAACGGACAGGAGCTATGATATGATATGCGTTAAATGCGGGCAGGAAGTCCCCACCATGCCCTATTGCGGCCTCTGTGGCCATAAACAGGAAAAAGCCCCGCCTGTGCGTCACAAGCGGGGCAACGGCCAGGGCAGCGTCTACAAGCTGCCCAACGGCAAATATAAGGCTGTGGTGGTGCTGGGCTATCATGCGGACCCGAATGATCCCAAAAAGCGGCATAAGCAGACCCGCTCCGCCGTCTTCGCCCTGAAGAAGGACGCCGTGGCCGCCCTGCCTTCCCTCCGGGAAAGTCCGAAGAAGCGGGAACGGAAGGCCATGACCTTCTACCAGCTCTATGAGGCGTGGCTGCCCACCCACCGGGCCGGGAAGTCCACCATCGGGAATTATCGGGCCGCCGTGCGGTACTTCGGCCCGCTCTACACGATGCCCTTTGCGGAGATCGACGTGGACGATCTCCAGGACTGCATCGATGAATGCCCCAAGGGCCGCCGGACTAAGGAGAATATGCGGGCCGCCGTGGGCCTGATGTATAAATACGCCATCCCCCGGCATCTGACGGCGGACGGCCTCAACCTGGGCGAATATCTGAAGGTGGACGGGGACGCAGCTGCCCACCGTGACGCCTTCACGGAGCTGGAGCTGGCCCGGCTCTGGAAATATGCTCCGGATGTGCCCGGCGTGGAGGATGTGCTGATCATGTGCTACACCGGCTTCCGGCCTTCTGAGTATCTGGCCCTGACGGCGGACAGCTTCGACAAGGACGCCCAGACCCTCACAGGAGGCGCCAAGACGGATGCCGGGAAAAACCGTGTCGTTACCCTCTCCCCGAAGATCGCGCCCATGGTGGCCCGCCGTGCTGCCGCAGGCGGCCCGATCTGTAAAGCAGCCGGTGGTAACGCCTGGCCGCTGAAGGATTTTTCCACCGAAGTCTTCTATCCGGCTCTGGAGCAGGCCGGCATCGAAAACCCCATGGTGGAGATCTCCGGCGGCGTCCTCCGTCACCGCATCACTCCCCACAGCTGCCGGCACACCTTCGCCACCCTGATCAAGCGCGTCACAGGAGCCGACAAGGACAAGCTGGAGCTGATCGGCCACGCCTCCGGCGAAATGCTGCGCTATTATCAGGACGTGGGCCTTGAGGACTTGCGGAAGATCACGGACGCCATCTGAGCAGGATGCAACGGAGGATGTAACAGCGCAAAACACAGCGCCATTTCCGGCCATTTTCCGCGAAATCCCCCGAAAACGCAAAAAAGCCGGGAAGCCTTGATTTATAAGGCTTCCCGGCTTTTTCGTTTTGGTCCGAGTGACTGGATTCGAACCAGCGGCCTCTTGAACCCCATTCAATGGAAAAAGTGCCGTAGAGCAAGCTATACCGTGATTCTTGATTTTGCGAGTAGTAACGGAGTAGTAACAGGATCGCTATTTCGGCAGCTCTACACCCTCCCGCTCGCACTCACCGTCCATGTATGCCTGAATCATGGCCGAAACGGAAATGCCTCGCAGCTCCGCCAGGCGTTTGTAGGCTTCGCGCTTCCCTTTGCGCAAAGACAGGCTCAGGTTGTCGGTGTGCTCCAGCTTCCAGCGGGCGATGGCCTTATTCTGATTTTCAATCGCCTTCGGCGACATTTTGACACCTTTCCGCGGCATCAGTCCACCACCTCCGCATAAGGTTCGCCGTTGGCCTTGATCCCGCAGATCGCGGTCTTTCCCATGTTCCGGGCGGAAAAGCTGACCATTTTTACGGCCTTGGAATAGCTCTCTGCTTCCAGCCCCATGAGAACGGTGCAGCCTGGGGCCACGCCATCAGAGACGCGGACGGTGATGGGGTTGCTGCCCTCTGCAATCAGGTAATACTTTCTCATTCTCTTCCCTCCTCACGCAATGCTGACGGTGGAGAAGCCCCAGACCAGGGAATCGGCCTTGTCATAGTCTCCGGCGAAGATGGCGTCCACGGCGGCCTTCAGGCCCATGGTGCAATCGTAGCTGTCCCGGTGATAGGTTTGGAAATCGTAGCTGCCCAGGTGATCCACGCAGTAGTAAGCCTTGTCAATGTCTTCCTTGGTAACCCTGGGGAGCTTGCCTTCCTTAAAAGCCCTGTAAATCACGCCCATCATCTTTCTGGTCATCGTCTTACCCTCCGTATTTTGTTCTTTGGATGGTTTAATTATACCACACCAAGAACGGAAGTCAAGGGCTTTTTTGAAATTTCCTCAGAAAAAGCGCAAAAATCCCGGCCCCATAGTGGAGCCGGGATTTTGTCTGTATATTGTCTGTATGGAATTACGCCAGGCCGATTTTCACGGCTATGTAGGCCAGCAGGGCGGTGACGACCCATTGCACAACGGTCCCGGATATGCTCTCCCAGCGTTTAGCCGGTTTTTCCTGGAGGGCCTTAACTCCGGTGACGGCCTCCTCCAGCTTGGCCTCGATGCTCTGAAGCCGCATATCCAGCTTTGTCATGGCAATATCACCGTCATGCAGCCGGGCGGTGTTTTCCGCAACCTGGGCCTGGAGTTTATCAAACTCCTCCCGCGTGACCTCACTCATCCTTCGGCACCTCCGGCAGGCCCGTGGCCACGCTGGTCAGCAGGCTCAAAATTCCGGCCAGCACCGACGTGGAGATCACTGTCGCCCAGTTCACCTCGCTGATCAAGGCGCTAGTGCCAATGGTCGCAGCCGCTGTTTGCGCCACAGTCCGCAGCGCCCGGATTCCCGCAGCTTTCAGAAACTTCTTCATTTCAGATCATCCTCCTTGTTCAGTCTGTCCAGGATCACCGCCAGCTCTGCCCTCGTCACGGGCTTGTCCGGCCCGAAGCTGCCGTCCGGGTAGCCCCGCAGCAGACCCCGCTCCATGCACCGACGGATGGCTTTCTCTGCCCAATGCCCGGTGATATCGTCCGCAGGCTTCTCCTCTTCCTTGTACTGCGGACGGCATACACCGACGATCTGATAGGGGTATCTCGTCTTCTTGGCGACGCAGCCACCGTTATCCTGGCTTCCTTCTTCGCCGGGGGTAGTGTTGCCTTCAATGGTCTTCACGGCGTTGCCGTCCCGCTCGATGACGTACCCGCAGTGCTGGGTGTCCTTGGTGCCGCTGAAGTTCAGGATAACGATGTCGCCCCGCTGGACTTCTGATGCGGGAACTGTAAGTCCCTGTTCCTGATACCATCTGAGCAGCGTACCGCAGCTGTTGGTCTTCCCGCCCCCGAAGAAGGCCATTCTCTCCTTCGCTTCCTGGAAGACCCACCACAGGAACGTGACGCACCATTTATAGGCACTGCCGGAGACTTCTTTGCCGTAATAGGCGGTGTTGTACTTGACGTTGTTCGACCCCTTCGGCCACTCCGTAACCCCCAGTTCCAGGGTGGTGACCTCGACTGTCTTACTCAGGCTCATTGGTTTGCTCCTGTTCATGGTGGATGAATTCCATATACCCCTCTGCACAATCCAAATTCTCGTCCATGATTTTCACCATAGCTTTTGTGGTCTTGGGGTCATTCCATAGGGCCGCACAGAACTGGTGGAATGCGATTTTGGCGGCATTGATATTTGGATATTCGCCGTGAATGTCATAGTTGGTGTTGATGCACTTGATGATAGAATATTTCATGGTGAGTCCTCCTTAAAACTTGATTCCGTAAATTGCTCTCGGATGAATAGCATGGTTATTTGTTGTTCGTGCTGTTGCAGTAGCGGGTTTTTCAAACCCATCCCCGAAAGTTACTCCGTTTGTACTCACAGTTACCGTTCTCTGATAGAAGGTCGGCACAGTTGACCCGGCCGGAAGATACATACTCTGTATGTTGTTCGTTATGTTGCTTTTGCGACATGGATAGCTCACCTGTGAGGAAATAAGTTGCCTCTCTGGTAGTTGTTCTATCAGCACCGCATCATAGTCTGACAAATCTAATGGAATTGTTTGCCCCGCAAATGCCGTTGATGTGTTGATATTTGTCCAAAGGAGGTCAAATCTTCCTCTTACAGCATTAAATCCACCCACCGTCACCTGTTCGCAGTTCGTCCCTACAGTAAACGGCACCCCAGCATTGGAGATTGCCTGTTTCACACGGTACAACAGCCCATTCCAGCAGAAATACTCCCCCACGGCATATGCTCTGCTTGACGTTGTGCCTGTTTCAACAGTGGCAAGCTGGGATTGATTTGCCTTGCTGGTGTCGGAGGGATGGATATGTCCAGCGTCACTCACATCCCCGGTACTGCCAGCCGCAGCCGTGCCGTCCATGTTGGGGGTGCTGGTGGAAATGCTGGGAACAGACGGGATCATGGCAGGAGTGGCATAATCCGTTTCTGATACTGCTGCACTCACACCACCTGCACCGTCACCTTTGAGGATGCCGGATGCGGTGATTTCGGCCTGCACTCCGCTCAGATCCAGTTCAGCCGCCGGGACTTTGCCACTAGCGTCCAGCCCCGCAACACCTCCGGTAGCACCCACCGCAGACGTCGGCACGGCACCCACGTCGGCAGCTGTCAAGTTAAGATGTGCTTTGATCCATGCGACCAGCGTGGACAGGGCGAACTTTTTAGTTGTTCCCGTCTGGACGCCAGCCAGCACGTCAGATTCGTCCAGTGTGTTGGCCTGCGGAAGTTGGCTGATTTTCACGCCCTCTACGGACGGCATTATTCGTCACCCTCTTTCTCGGTCAGCAGATATATTCCGTCCTCGTCTAACAGCGGGTAGCTGTTTTCATTGAAAATCACCATTTTCCCGCCCAAGGGCTTGCGCTTTGCGTCCCACTCTTTCATTCTGCGTCCCACCTGGACGCCAGCTATAAAGGATTCCGTGTCGGTGATCGGCATGGTAGTCACTTCCATTCAGCCGGGATTTTGTAGAATTCAGGGATATTGGTACAACCTCTAAAACACGCGAATCCTTCTGCGTCCGGGTACAATTCCCACAGCTTCGGCGGGAATTCCTCCATAGCCGTGCTGGAGGCGAAACAGCCAGTGAAATCTGTTATGTTAGGGCAGTTTGAAAACAGGTGTTCCGGCACAAAGTAAAGGCCAGCTGGTTCGACGGGGAAGGGAGCACCGCTGCTATAAGCAGCATTGAACATATAGCTTGCATTCTCCAGCTTTTGCAGAGGATCCAGCAACCCAGGGGGGACGTAATGGATGGCCGGGCAAGAACCAAAAAAGCCCGTGGCTGAAATCAAGTTGGGCATTCCGGCAAACAACCTCGGAGGGATTGATTCAATTCTAAAGCAATAATTAAACATATGTTCTGTCTCTATGACACTCTCGCAGCCGTCAAAGAGTCCAGGGGGGAGAGTAATTAAACTATTGCACATATTGAATTGATAATCAATGCGTGTATACTTCACATTTTTATACAACCCGTCAGGCAGCGATACTAGATTGCGGGCATAGCTAAAGGTAGAGTGAATTTGATACGGATGCGTGTACCCGATCATGCTGTGCGGGAATGGCGTGTCAACGGAAATCAAAGATTGATCCTCATTCCCACCGTAGTCCCCCATTCCCGTGCCCCACTCCAGAAGATAGCCTTTGAGCGTGATCTGATAAAGACCCTCCGCTGAATAGGCATGAAACGCACGGCCTCGGTATCTGGTCGGAGATGGAGGGTAGGGCAGATTCGACACGTTATCAAAGCTTGAAGAAGTTCCATCCCCCCAATAGATATCGCCACGGAAAAACATATAGGGGGATTTGTAGTTTCCGCTTAATACATCCCCTGCCGTTACTTGCACTGTAAAACGGAAGATCTCAGACCCTTCGATCGCAGGCCAGCTTTCCATGTTCCTTCCTGCAGCCACCCCGGCGAGGAAGCTTGCTTGATCGTAAGGCATGGCAATCACTCCCAAACGATCGTGCACTCATGCTGATCGTCTGTTATTTTGATTGGTCGGTTGTTTTGGTCAAACTCTACGCCATAAAGAACGACCGTACCATTATCCAGAATTTCAAAGAATTCCCCGTTAGACCAGTCTGAAAAATCCATGAGCTGCGCCCGGATCATGGCTTCCCGGATCTCGGATTGGATTTCCTCCAGCACCGTCGTTTCGACCTGCTGGATATCTTCCTCCACCTGCTGGATATCTTCCTCCACAGATTCTTCAATATCCCGAATGCTTTGCGTCACTCGGTTGTAATATGTGGGTAGATACTCCCCGCAGGTCATGCGGATGCTCCACGGGTGGAAGATATCCCTGTCCAGAGCCATAACCCTGGTGTTCGCCATGACGTTAAGGGAATAGTATTGGATGGTGACGGCGTCCCCCAGCCCCAGCGTCTGGAGGCGGGACAGTTCGATGGAATAATTCTGCGTGTGGTTCCTGCCGTCCAGGGTGACGGTCAGGCTTTTGACGTTTTCGGCTTCGCTCAGATCAACGGGCTGATTGTTTCCGACGTGGGCCAGAAGGTCGATAGATCGTCCGTTATATGCCAGCTCCCCATAGCAGATCGCCGCCCATTGCTGGAGAGCATCCCTCCGGCTCGTTCCGGCCTTGATCTCAAGACGCCACGTCCCACTGACGCCAACCGTTCCGACGGTGAAGCCCGTCCCGTTGAGGATCGCGGTCAGGCCTATGGTCGGGGAGCCGTAAAGCACACCCTCCGGCATTTCCATGTCAGTGAGCGCATAGCTGACGTGCTCACAGTTGAGGGTGCACAGTGCTCCGGCAGTTTGGGATGCCCGGGAGATCTGCGCCACGGTGAAATAATAATCACCATAGCGCAGCTCGTCCCCAAGGATCACACCCTGGAGATACTTCCCGGGCATGGTCAAATCAAACGTGCACTCCCCATTGAGGGATTCGTGCAGATTGCTCGACAGGGCAGCGTCGATGCCGTATTTGAGGCTGCCGCCGGAGGAATAGATTTCAACCGTACTCATTTACGCATACCCATAATTGCGGACAGCCGCCGCGTTTTGCTGATACATGATCTGCGCCACCACGCGGGTCAGCGTCTGCCCGTCGATGTTGAGGGGGATCGTCACGCCCATCATCCCCGCGCTGCCCACGGTCACGTCGGCCACGCCGGCGGAGGTCAGACTGGAGGGGTCAAAGGTCTCGGCCAGCTGCGCCTGCAGGCGCCTTTGGCCTTGCTGGAGGCCTCGAATGAAAAGGTCGATCATGTCCGGCGCATAAGTATGGAAATCGGACAGCGGCCCCTCCTTCGGTTCGGAAAATCCAAGGAGGTCTTTGACCGTCTGCGCCACGCCGCGGACACTTGCTTTCAGGTCCTCCCATTTCTGTTTGATACCGTCGACGAAATTCTTAATCAGATCTTCGCCCCAGGTCTTAGCGTTGTCCAATTTTTCGGTGAACCCCTCTTTGACGGAATCCACCATTTCCCGGCCTTTTTCCTTGATTTTGAAGAAGAAGGAAAACAGGCCCTCGGCCAGCTTCAGGATCAGTTCCAGCGCGGCCTCCACCAGCTTCGGCGCGGCCTGGATGATGGCTTGCACCAGATTCGCCAGGATTTCCGGCGCCTTCGCCAGCAGCTCCGGCAGGGCTTTGATGAGGCCGTCCGCAAGTGCCAGGATCAGCGCCAGCGCAGCATCCAGGAGGTTCATCAGATTTTCCGGCTTTGTCAGCGCATCCACGATGGTCAAGATGGCATTGACCGCCAGGGGGATCAGCTCCGGCAGGGATTGCGTCAGGCCGTCCAGGAGGGTCATGATCAGTTCAATGCCCGTGGTGATGATCTTTTCGATATTCTCAGGCGCCAGCAGTCCCTTCACCAGCGTTATGATGGCCTCAAAAGCCACCGTCACCAGCTCCGGCAGAAGGCCCATAGCCGCGTCCAGCAAATCAAAAAACACCGTGGTCACGGCATCCAGCAAGTTTTTGAGATTGTCCCCGCTGGTGATCGCCTCTGCAAGACTGACGATCATCGTCCCGGCCAGATCCACCAGCTCCGGGACATACTGAACGATCAGCTCCAGCACTTGCGGGAGCACCTGCCCCACGACCTCGGCCATTTGGCTGAGATCGCCGTTGGCGTCCAGGATGCCATTCGTAAACTGCCCCAGCAGATCCACCCCGTCGCCGGAGAGCTGCGTCAGCGTCGGGAGGAGGATCGTCCCCAACGCGTTCTTGGCTGCCTCCGCGCCCTTGTCCAGCTTGCGGAGCTGATCGTCAAACTCCCCAAATGCGCCCAGGGTCTCATCGTCCAGCACATAACCCGCCTTGTGCGCATCCTCAGCCAACTCGGCCATTTTGTCAGCCCCGGCTTCGATCAGAGGATTAAGGTCGGACGCGGATTTCCCCAGCAGCTCCATGGCCAGCACGTCCCGCTGCGTTTCATCCTCCACCTGACCCAGCGCCTCGATCAGCTCCCAATAGACTGTCTCGTCGTCCCGGAGGTTGCCGTTGGCGTCCGTCACGGCCACGCCCAGCTTTTCATACGCGGCGGCGGTGGCCTCGTTGCCCTTGGCGGCCTTGCTCATGGACGCCAGGTTTTTCTTCATGGAGCCGGTAATGGTGTCCACGCTCACGTCAACCAGGTCGGCGGCATATTGCAGCTCCTGGAGCTTTTCCGTGGACATTCCGGTCACGGTGGACATGGTGAGTAGATCGTCGGCATAGGCAGCCCCGCTCACGGCGAAATCCGCCAGGGCCTTTCCGGCGCTCACGATGGCGGCGGCTGCAGCTGCGGCAGCTGCTGCCATGGCAGCGCCCACGGCGGCCACGGTATCACCAAGGCCCTTCCAATTCCCTTCGGATTCCTTTGCCTGCTTCCCGGCTTCCTCGGTTTCGTCCCCGGCCTTGTCCGCGCCGGAGGCCTCGTCGTTCAGCTCGGCGGTGGTCTTGTCGAGCTGAGATTCCATCTTGTTCAGCTCGGCGGTGGCGTTGTTCACCGCCTGCTGCCATTTAAGGGTCCGCTCGTCGTTTTCGCCGTATTTCTCGGCGGATTCCTGCAGGCCCTTGGTCAGCAGGTCCACCTTTTCCCGCTGTTTGCCTATTTCCTCCGTCAGTACCCGGCTCTTGGCGGTCAGGGCTTCCTCACTCTTTTCCTGACCCTCGAAGGCCGCTTCCACGACCTTCATTTCCGTCCCCAGGGTCTTGATCTGCTCGTTTACGTTCTTGATCTGCTTTCGGAAATCAGATTCGCCCTCGATGCCGATTTTCGGCCCGATATCAACGGACATTTATGTCACTTCCTTTTCAGGAGGTCCCAGAAGGTTTCCTCTTTCTTCTCCCTGGCGATCCCGCTCTTGATCTGGTCGATGTTTATCAGCGTCAGCAGCTCTCCCAGGGGGATGTCAAGAGTTTCGTCATAGGTCAGGCCGATGTGCAGCCCGTACCATTCCAGCCACGCCGGGTCGGTTGGACCGGCCCGGCTTATCCGTTTTTTCTTTCGATGGCCTCCGCCTTGACGTCCGGTTCGCTCGACGCCTGCATGGCCTCCATGGCCTTGCGCTGGAGGTCCATGAGATCATCCAGGCCGAAGGAATCCAGCAGCTCGTCCTCCGTGGGCGGAGGGGCGCAGGGAACGCCGTTTTTCTGGGCGTACCTGTACCCCCCGTCCATCATTGCCGAAATCAGCCAGATCGCCGTGTCCAGCGTATCGTCCACATTCGCCCCGGAGAGCTTTTCCCGCATTTCGGCGCTGCCGCCGAATTTCTGCGTGATGGCCTTCATGGTCCGCAGATTGCAACACATGAGCCGCTTTTCCCCCAGGGCTTCGATTTCGACAATCTTCATGCCTTAACCTCCGTTGACCACCAGATAGGCCTCGATTGCGGCGACGGCGTCTTCCTCGCTGTCCAGCTCGGTGGACATACGATACCAAGGATGGCCGGATGCGTCGCTGCGCAGGATCGTCGCCTCAAGCTCCGGCGTCTGCCATTCGATGGTCTCGCCCTGGGTGGCCACGCTCAGATCGGGATTGCGGAACTTGATCTTCTCCAGGATGAACGCCTGCCACTTGTAGGCGCCGTCCACCTTCTTCTTGATGATGCCGCCCAGCGCGAAGTAAGGCGCCGCCTGGCTGTCATTGAACACCATCCACTTGGGCGTCGGGGACGTGGTGGCCATCGTCGCGGCGATAGCTTCCTCCACCAGGCCCAGGGCGGTCTTGAAGGCGTCGGCCCTCAGATCGTCCGTGGTGACGGTGACGGTGCCGCCGGAGAACTGACTGTCGGTTTCGGCAGGGCCGTTATCCGCGTAGAGGATGTTTTCGTCCGCGCTGTCCAGGCTCATGTCGATGTTGGTGTATTTGCCCAGGACGGTCCGGGCGGTGTAGGTGACCGTGCCGTTGTTGTTGGCATAGGTCGCAATATAGGGCTTGCTCAGGCCGATTCTAGCCATTTATTTTCCCTCCATGACTTTTGAGATATATTCGTCTGTGCCTTGGGCAATCGTGTCGATCACCCGCTGCCTGATTCGGTTTACTGTGGGGCGGATAAACGGGCGCTTCTTCATCCGGCTGGTCCCGCTCTCGATGGCACGGGCCTTCAGGCTGTTTGGTGTTCCGTTCCGGTCATAGCCGTCGAAGACGACGGCGGTATAAACCGCGCCCTCATTCGTCTGGAACTTCGTCAGCTTTTCGCTGTTCACCAGGTCGCCGGTGTCCCTGGGCGTCGCCGCTTTCAGCTCGTCCAGTACCATACCGGCAGCGGGATAAATGGCGTACTTCGCCATTTTCTCCACGTCCTGGCCCAGCTCCGCCAGCAGTTTTTCATACTGATAAAGGCCGTCAAAGCTGATCTTAGCCATACTGCCACACCCACTCGTAATGGATCAGGCCGGTGTCGGATTCATACTGGACGCTGTTCAGGTACCAGCTGGCGCCCAGCTCGTCCAGGGCGCTCTCAACGCCAGCTGGCACGGTGCCGGACGGATTTCTGGTGAACCAGTCGATGGTGCCCTCCTGGACGCTCTCGCCCAGCCGGTCACCCGCCCGCAGCGCGTTCTGTCCGTCCATGGCGACGGTGCCGTACTCGCTGGCCGGCGACGTGCTCCATCCCCAGGCGGCGAAGGACCCCAGCTTCTTCAGCTCGGTCAGGATTTCGTCCATCAGGTGGTCACCGCCTTCCTGTCGTTGGTCACCCGCTCGCAGGTCAGGTCGATGCCGTCCCCCTGGAGCCAGGTCCGCACCACGCGGTAACGGTCCCCGTTCCACTCGACGATCTTCTCCCCGCCGTAGTCGTCGGCGTCCGTCAGGTTAAAGACGATCTCCGGCTCCAGCCCGGCGGCCTTCGCCTGGTAATACTCCCGCATCCCGACGGACCGCACCGTGCAATAGGTCTTCTGCTTCGTTTCCTCCGGCGCGTCGAAGATACCGTGCGCTCCGGGCGTTTCGCTGATCAGCTCGATCACGTCGGCGCGGACCATCAGCTCACCTCCGCCGGCAGGCCGTAGCCCGTGGCCGTGATCAGCTGGGCCTTCTGCTCGTTGTAGCTCCGCTCCAGCTTGTCGTAGTCCTCCGGGCTTTTGAAGTGCATCCGGACATAGGTGATGATGGCGCGGATCAGCAGCTGGTCGGTGATCGTGCTGCTGTCGGTGACGCTGCCGTCCTGGTTGACCACAAACGCCACCCCGGCGGCCTCCACGTCCACGATGCCCAGGTCGCCCACGGCGGCCAGGGCCAGCCGGGCCAGCTCCGCGTCGTAGTCATTCTTTACTTTTCCAAGGGCCAGCTTGATTTCATTCAGCATCTCTTTCGGCCCTCCTTGCGATGAAATTTCGGTATGCTTTCTCGGTATAGAGATGTTCCGGCGGGCAGTGCGTGTCCGTCCACAGCGTGAAGCCGTGGCAGGCTGCGTTGATGCAGAAGTGCCGGTCCTCACCCCACAGGCATTTGCGGATGTTCGGGATGGCGGAATAGTCCACCCCGGCCTCCAGCACCCGGCGGGAGATCAGAATGCAGGCGCCCGTCATGCCCACCTGGTAAAGGCCAGGCGTGACCCAGTGCGGGTCCATACCGGCGCTCTGGTCATACATCCAGGCGTTGCACCAGCCGTTCGTCCAGAAAAGCTCGCTGACGATGTCCTTGCCGGTGTCCAACAGCTCCATGAGCGTGTCCGGATGCAGCACCAGGTCGGTGTCCACGGAAAACAGGTAGTCATATCCGCCTTCCAGCGCTCTCTGGCAGGTCAGATTCCGCAGCTGGTGCATCTTCCCAAGGTTCTCATAGGTCCAGTAGTGGTCGTTGTCCCGGCGCTCGTAGACGTCCCCGGTGTTGACTACCACATACTCGCCCTTGATCTCCGGAATCACTTCCGGGCAGTCGTTGACCACATAAAAGCGGTCCACCGTCACGCCCTCCGGCATCTTCAGCTCGTCCAGGCCGCGCTGATACTCCCGGAAGATGTGCAGCTCCTGCCGGAGCGGCGCCGCAATGAGCACTTTTGTATTCATTCTGCATCCTCCGGCCAGATGATCCTCCGGCCCACATGACCCACTTTCACACCCGGCTCCGCCCAGATGGTAAAGCCGCACTGCGTCGCCCGCCAGCAGAAGGCCACGTCCTCCCCGTAGGTGATGGGGTCCGTCATGGGCTGGAACATGGTGCCGAATTTCTCCCGCACCTTGTCCAGCACCTCCACACGCATCAGCACGCAGGCCATGCCGCAGGCGGCCACCTTGAACGTGTTTCTGGGATATTCTCCCTTGAACTTCTCCACGCCGGGAAAGATCTCGGTAAACAGGCAGCTGCTGAACGGAGGCCGGCGGCTGTGCGCGATCCCTGTCACAAAGTCCTGTCCGGAGAATTGGAGATCCTCCACGATCTCCTCGCTGAAAACCATATCGGAATCCAGCCAAAGGACGTGAGTAAATCTGTTGGCGATGGCGTACCGTGCCAGGTTCTCCCTTGCGAAGTAAACCAGTGTCCCGGCCTCGATCTTCAGCTTGAAGTCGATGCCCTCGTCCTTCAGATGGCAGGCCAGGTCCATCAGGCTCTCCATGAAATCCACAGGGACGTTTTCCAGCGTTGGCACGGCGATCAGCAGCTTCATCATTTCTTCCTCGTCGTTTTCGTCGTCGCCTTCTCAGGCGTTTCTCTCTTCGCAGCCACGACCTGCTCCGCACTCCCCACGCTCAACAGGAAGGCGGCCTGATCCGGGGAGACCTCGACGATCTCCCCGGCGTTGTGCGTGATCCTGGCCGCTCTCAGCAGCCGGACCTTCATCAGGTGGTCACGGCGCTGGGTTTGCGGACATTGACCAGGCGGCCCGGGCCGGTGACGTCATGGCCGGCATAGATGCGTCCCACGACCTTCACCAGGTCGCCCTCGGCCTCGGTCAGGTCGTCGAACTTCAGGACGATGTCGTCGCCTTCGGGGAAGTTGGCCTGCAGGCCCGCCAGGTCGCCCACGATGGCGTACACGGCGTCCGCGCTGGCGGAGCTGTACGCGGGCAGGGCGCTGGTGTAGAGCCTGGGCAGGCCCGCCCAGGGATCGACGCTGAAGTTGCCGGCGGCCATGGCGTCAAGGAAGGCGGCCTCGGACAGCCGGTTCATGATCACCACGATGTTCTCGGCTTCGTCGCTCAGATAGGCTGCTGCTTTGGCGATGGTGGTGACGCTGGGCGCCAGATCCACCCGGGGCACGCCCACCTCGTCCGCATCGGAGCTGGCGGGGCTGCCGGTGACGTCGGCGATCATCTTAGCCTTCAGCTCTTTGAAGACCTGATAGGTGACCTCGTCGTACACATAGCGGAGGAACTCCTCGCCGCCCATGGCCATGACCTCGTCGGAGAACTTGACCATTTTCTTGATGTTCTTGGGGATGAGTTCCACGATGCCCAGGGTCAGGGTCTCCTCGGTGACGGCGGTGGTGCCTTCGACGTGTTCCACGGCGGGGGATGCCACCAGCTCAAAGGGCACCTTGAGATTGCCCCGGATGTAAGTCCGGCGGATGCGGCTCAGAATGCCATCCCGCTCCCAGGCGGTCCGGATGAAGCCCTCGACGATCTCAGGCACGGGCAGGCTGCCGCTGACGTTCTCGGTCAGCAGGGCGCGGCACTCGTCGGCGCGGCCCGTCTTAATGTAACGGGCATAGGCTTCGATGTATTCCTTGGTGTTCCGCACTTCGACCTTCGTCGCTTCGCTCTTGGTCACCGTCCTGCCGGCGCCGTTGGCCACGGCCTTTCGGATCTCGGCTTTCTTCGCCTCGGCGGCCTTGCGGGCCTCCAGCTCGGCGTTCAGGCTACGGATCTCTTCCTGCAGCGCGTCCAGGTCAGCTTCGGGCTTGTCCAGCTCGGTGACGATCTCAGCCTTGCGGGCCTCGATCTGCTCCACGGTCATGTTTTTCAGTTCCATTTTTCAAACCTCCGAAAGAATCTTGATTTTTTTGATTTTCCGCTCCCTCTCCTCTGCCTTCCGGCGCTCCTCCGTCAGCTGCTGGATCACTCCGTCGCACCAGCTGCGTGCAGAGATCTCGGTCGCGTTATTCGCAGGCAGGCTGACGGCGCTCACGTCGTACAGCTTGCCGATGCGTTTGATGGTCCGCAGGATCGTGACGGTCCCGCTCTCTCTGTCCTCCTGGATCAGGCGCTCGTCCTCGTCCACGGTGAAACCGAAGCTCATCTTGTCGGTGTAGCCGCCCCGGATCTCCTCATAGAGCTGCCTCCCGATCTCGGTGCCGCCCAGGTTCGCCCGGATGTGCAGGCCGTGATTGTCCACGCTCAGCTCCAGAGTTTGATTGCTCACCCGTGCGAAGACGCGGCCTTCATGGTCATACTGCATGATCACGTCGCTCATGTCGGTCTTGTCGAAAGCGCCCCGGTCCACCTGCTCCAGGAAGATGTAGTCCGGGCCGTCCCTCCACAGCTCATAGGGCTGATTGAAGGTGGTGGCGTAGCCCTCCACGATCATTTCACCCTCACCGGCGGCGCGGATCTCCATCTGCATGACCCGGCGGTACTGCCTGCCCTCGGTCAGCTTCTCTTCCATGGTCTTGTTTGCCATTTATTTCACTCTCCATTCTGCTTTTTCATATCTGGCGAAGGCAGCCGCCCCGCTCGGCCTCAGACTTCCGGCATAATGCCGGATGTACGGGTCTTCTGCGTTTTGCGTGATATGCCCGGCGCAATTCCATTCCGGTCCCAGGGTCAGGATCTCGCCCTGGCAGATCAGGTTGATCACGTCCTGGTCCGGCGCCGTGAACGGCTCCCGGTTCACCAGCGCGATCCATTTCCGCCAGGTGTCGTCCGCCCGCAGCGCCTCCAAGTCCATGAGCATTACGCCCGCATTGTGGTAGGTGAATGGGTACTTGCTCCGAACCGGCTCCTCCACCATGGCTACATAGTTTCCGGCCAGATCCCGGTCGAAGATCTCCCCGACGTCCTGCTCCACGATGGTGTCCACGTCCAGCCACAGGACCCGCTTTTCTCCCACAAACAACTCTGGCAGCACCAGCCGGATCAGGCTCATCCACGTCCATTGGCTGCTATAATTCGGCCCGTCGGACAAAAACCAGGCTTCACCATTCCCGGACCATTTTGCCATGTTCCAGACCCTCACCACGTCCGGCAGCGGCTCCGGAAATTCATCGTCCTCGATCAGGAAATAGACCTCGTCCATGTGCGTGTGGGCCAGCAGGCTCTTCGCAGCTGCGGCCATCATGCCGTAGACGTTCCGCGTGCCGGCGTAGACTGCGACGCGCCTCATGCTTCGGTGCCCTCGTCGGTCGTCACCTTTTCGGCGGCGTTATAGTATTCGCCCCGGATGATCCGCTCGTCCCCGCCGTCCACCGGCGGCAGCTGCCAGATCTCCCGGATTTCATTGATGCTCATGATTCCCCGGTCCAGCATCTGGGCGCTGACGTTCAGCTTGTCGGCGTTAGACAGATACTGCAGCCTGTTTGCAGTGACCACCACACGATTCCCACGGGACTGCTCATTGAACGAGAAAAGCATATGGGACATGGTCTCTTCCAGCATAATGGCAAATGGTTCCACGACTGACTCATAAAAAGCCGACCAAGCATCGCCGTAGGCCTTGCTCTGCAGGACCTCCTCATTTACGCCGAAATACTCAAACACATTGTCCCGGATGGCCTTCATGGTGTCCGCGTCGCCCACCCAGGGCTTCGTCTCGATCTGCTTCACGTCCTCGTAGATGCTGGGGAAAAGCAGCAGGCCTCCGCCCTTGGCGTCCTTGCTGAAGTTATCCTCGGTGAAGCGCTGCCTCTCCTTGGCCAGATCCTCCGCCTTGGAGAAATTCCTCAGCCTTGCCATGAAGCGGTAGGTGGCCGCGCTTTTCACGCCCTCCTGGATGCCCTGATTCTGGATGCTGATCAGGTCCATGGTCGGCAGCAGCGCCCGGTTCGATTCTCCGAAGAGGTCGCTCCGGTACTGGAAGCGAGTCATGATTCCGCAGGCGTCCAGCTCGATGGCCGCCGTCTCCCCCTGGCCGAAGCGGTAGCGGAGATAATATCGCTCATCATCTCCGAAGGCCACCACCTCGCAGCGCTCCGGCAGCGCCGGATAGACGCCGGAGATCTCGCCGAAGTCGTCGAAGACCGGAACGATGAAGGCGGTGTTGTGGATGTACAGCACCGTGGCCAGCCGGTAGAGAAATTGGCTCCAGCTCATCAGCTGATTCGGCCCGTGCCCGAGCTTCTGCTGCAGCTTGGGCTTCGCGCTGCCCTGCACCGTCACGGCCAGCTTGGAGATGTGTGTGGCGATGGCCCCGATGGCCGCCCGCACCAGCTCGCTTTCGTAGATATTGCCGCCGAAGCGGTGGAAGCTCGGATCGTAGCCCGTCAGCATCCGCACCGCGCCCTTCTCTTCGCCCTTGGGCTGCGGTCGGTTTCCGAAAAGTTTTTCAAAAAGCCCCATGGCTGTCACCCCTCATTTTTCAGCTGTTCGCCGATCTCGCTATACCACTTCTGCCGCACCGTCAACGCGTCCAGCAGCGCCGCCGTGCCGTCGATCCTGGCCCTGGGCGCCACCTTCACCAGCCGCGTCTTCTGCGCCTCCACGTCCGCCTTCAGGGCGCTGTTGAGCAGATGGGCCTTCAGCAGCTGGTTATCGCCGATGCTGATTTTCCCGTCCAGCATCTCGCCTTCCAGGATGTTGATTATTGGCGTCAAATTGAATCCCTGATAAACGTCGTCCATATGGAAGCCGTAGGCCTTCATATCGGCCACCAGGTACTGCGCGGAATATCGGTCATAGCCCACCTTCAGCGGGAAGATGCTGAATTTCTCCACCAGGTCCGTGAAGAAGCGGAAGACGTCGTGATAATCCACATAATTTTCCCCGCTCAGGATCAGCTCCCCGCGTTTAACATAAGCCTCATAGGGGACGCCGTCCTCCGCCGTGGCCTTTTCGATCCGCTCCCGCGGCATGAAGAACCGGCTGATGACGTGCAGCCGCCCGCCCTTCTCGATCACGATGCAGGCCGCCGACAGATCCACGGTCTTGCTAAGATCGATCCCTCCCACGCAGTAACAGCCGGCGAAGTCCTCCAGGTGAAGCGCTGCGCCGCTGGCCCGCTCCACGGTCTCATAGTCCAGCCAGGCCTGGCTGCTGTTTTGCTTGATGCAGCAGAATTTCGTGATGAACTCCGCCCGGGCGCTGGCGGAGGTCTCTGCGATGGCGATCTGCTCCAGCAGAAAATCAACCCGGACGCTGACGCCCAGGTTTGGGATGCTCTTCTGCAGCTCGGACAGGTCGTTCCATTTCTTGATATCGTCGATCATGTAGAGAAACGGCAGCAGCCGCCGCTCCTTCGACGTTCCCATCAGCCAGGCCGTGGACCGCTTTGTCAGCTCGTCATAGATCCCTTCGTTGATGTAGTTCGCGGAGGTGATGGACAGGATCAGCGGCTCCTCACGGTTGCCCAGGGCGGACCGCATGACTTCGTATTGCTTCAGGCCCGCGTCACCCACCCAGGCCGCCAGCTCGTCGCAGACGGTGAGATAGGGATTGAGGCCGTCGCTTTTCTTCTGGCTGAAAGGCAGCCGCTTGATCGTGGTGTTGGTGGTCGGGATGTAGATATCCGTCCGCCGGCGCTTGATCAGGCTCCGCAGCTCCGGCTCGTTCTCGATGCTCTGGACGAAGGCGCTGTAGGCCAGATCCGCCTGGTCCAGCTTCGTGGCTATGAAGTAGACGTCCGCGCCGTATTCGCCCTGGCCGAAGGCCATATATTCGGCAACGCCGGATGCAAGCAAGCTCTTCCCGCACTTTCTGCCCTCGACGGCGAATACCTCCTGGAACTGCCGGCGGCCCTCGCAGTTCACCAGGCCGAAGATGCAGCTGAGCTGCGCCTTCTGCCATTCCTCCAGCTTCACCAGTCCCGGCGCCAGCTTGCCCTTGCTGTGATGCAGGAAGGTCTCCATGAAACGGATGGCCCGCTCCGCCTTTTTCGCGTCGAAAAAATACGCCCGCTCCTCCAGGTCCTTGATGATCCTGGCGTAAAGCAGGTGTATCCACTTCGGAGCCGTGACGGTCCCGTCCTTGATGTGCTGGTAATATCGCAGAATCCAGTTCATGCGGCCAGGATCTCCGCCAACTTCGACTTCGCCGCCTCAGCCGGCAGCATCTTCTCCAGCCGCTCGGAGATCGTGTTGTACTGCTTGATCAGGGCGGTGTAGGCCTGCAGCTCCGCGCTGGCCTTCTGGCCCTTCTGGTTCGCGCCGTTCTGGTAGCTCTCGGTGGCGCCTGTGGCCGCGATCACCGCCCGAAGGTCCTCCAGCTCGACCTTCATGAAGGCCGCGTTTTCCAGCAGCGGCAGCACCAGCGCGTATTTGTTCGCCGGCAGCGCCTGGAACAGTTCATCCAGCCGTTTCAGCTCGTCCGTGATCCGCGTTTCCTTCTTCTTCCGCGCCATTACGGCCTCCTTTCCCGCCGGTTCCGGCGAAGTCGCGTTAAATATGTGCAAATTGCACAATCTCAGCGAAAAACACCCCTCACCCGCGCCTTTTCCGGTTTTTTGCACCTTCACCGCCCGGTCCCTGGGGTGTCGAAATCATTTCGCGATAGGGGGGGCTATCCTGCCGTCCGGCAGCACCGCATATCGTAACCCCGCCGCCTTTTTGTGCTCAGCTGCATGGCAGTCCTGGCACACCAGCCGCAG